CACAGGTTCCTCCCAATCCTCTCGACTCGTCGGAGGGAAGACAGGGTACCTCAACAGGGGGCTCTATGACTATTGGGAGACGGACACTCAGATGGTCCGACACTTGTGGTGCGAGGAGCAGGAACGGCTCTCAGACCGGATCATGCTCCCGACGGACCTTGCCCCGGGCCCAAGGGGGACTCCGGACGTGATCCCCGAGATCCGTTACTTGGGCACTGCGTACAGTTCGCGGTTTCCTGTCGTCACCCAGTCCGCCGAGGAATTTAAGAACCCCGGCCTCATAGCGTATGACCCTGACTCCACAGCTTCCCGTCCGGTTTTAACACCTTCGGGACCCTCCGTGGAGTGCTACGGAGACTACTCAACTGCGAAGATTGTCTGGACCGAGCATGTCGTTAAGACTGCCCTCAGGGATATCGAGAGCGGTGCTGATTTTGAACTCGCGGCGTCCGTTGTAATGGAAGCCGGCGGCAAGATCCGCATTGTTACTCGAGGTTCCGCGGCCGAGAACACTCTAGCTTTAGGGTTTCAGCAGGATCTCTTTTCTGAAATGAAGAAGACCAGCGTGTTCCCCTCATTGTCGAGGAAGATCTGCGGAATGCAGATATCCCAGAAGTTTGGCGACCTCCCTGATGGGTGGATCGTCGAGTCTTCCGACTTTAAGGGTGCGACTGATAATCTGTCTCCGGTTTTAACGAATCGGATTCTAGAGTATCTCTCGAACGGACACCCGTGGCAGGAGATCATCATGCGCAATAACGGCGACAAGAAGATCAGGTACCCAGTGGTTCCGCTCCTGGCTCCTCCCGGTTGCCCTTTCACTAAGCTGAAGGGACCCGGTGAGTACGAGTACGTCCTTGTTCCGGACGAGATTCCGAAGGAACTCAAGGGCGAATGGGGGAGGTACCCCAAGATCTGGGTTAAGATCTTCAACACGGAGTACTACATCTTTGGGAAATTTCTCACTGCCCTAAAGACGAAGGGGCAACTCATGGGGCAGGCCACCTCTTTCCCGCTGCTGTGCCTGGCTAACCTCGCCTGTAGCCTGTTGGCTTACAAGAGGGTCCTTCCGGGTCTCCACTGGGAGGAAGCTATGAAGTTCCTGATTATCAACGGGGACGACAGAGCAGCAGCCGGGCCTCCGGGCTTGAAGGACGCCTTCTGGGAGGTGGCGAACCCTATTGGGTTCCAGGAGAGCCCTGGGAAGAGCCACTACCATAAGAAGTATCTTGGGATTAACTCTCAGGACTATGTTCCCACTGGGAACGGGACTTGGTTTCGAGTCCCTTCTATGCGGGTGAACCTTCTGTACGGGGTCAAGAAGCTTCCTTCGGACCAGTTCTGCCCCTCCCAGATCATTACAGCTCTCTTCGAGACTGTTCCCTACCGCTCGATGCAAGCGACCATAGCCCTCTTTCTGAGTAGGTGGAAAAACCGTCTACTCTTGGAGACTCAAGGGAGGAACCTGTTCCTCCCCGTCTCTTTGGGGGGGTTTGGGCAAGACGCACCGGTCGGTTGGGAATGGACCGTTACACCTTATCAGATGGGCATGGCTGACTACTTAGTCGGTCTGCAGCCCTGCTGTGACTTTGTTTTCGGTCCTCCTCGAACAGAGACCAGCCACCTCAGGGAGCGTGGAAATGGCCTGCCGTGGGATATCGTCACTACTTTGGTAAGGAATACCAAGTATGTTGACCCGGCGGTTTTCGAGAATGAACAGTTCCGCCTCCGGTACTGTCAGAAGACCATTCGTGAGTTTGGTCGGATGAAGGAAGTATCGTTGGTGTTCTGTCCAGGCCGTCCGCGGGCCCCTTGTGGCAAGGCGGTGTTCCCAGGGGAGATTTGCTGTGGTAGCCCAGTGCGACCCTGCCCGTCTCCCAGGGAAGTTACCCGGAAAGACTGCGAGTACGGGTGCGACCTACACTGGGACCTCGACTGCCACTTAGGGCTGGATCATGTCATCACCGTTCACTCTTATACGGTCTGTGGCTGTTCCGGCGGATGTCCCAACCCCGAGGTCTATAAGGCGAAGAGGGAGATTCGGATTTCTAAGGATTGGCTGGTTAGCCGCCCTGTAGTGAGGCCGAATCTGGAGTACTACCCTCTCCACTCGAACAGAGTGGCAGCTGTTTGGGATAAAAACCCCGAATACACTAGGCTAGTCTTAGAGAGATCTCCGTGTGATATCCCACTCCCCGTCTGATTTCGGGCGTCTGGCACGACGTTAACTTGGCCGGTGGCGCCGAAAGCTGAAGTCTCCGACGGAGCTATGCCTTGTCAGGCTTAAACTGTACAGGTGGCGCCTAGCAGCCGAAGTCCCGGCCGCCAACCGGGCCGCTCTTAGAGCGCTAGTGGGTCCTTGTGTTCAGTACCCAAAACGGTTGGACTGGCAATCCGTAAAGTGCCGTGCTAAGCCTCCGGGCGGAATTTGCCGACAGAATGCACGGGTACGCCCTTCGGGGTTCACAAGGATGATCATTCGCCTTCTGCGGGGGATCCACTATTGCAGACTCTGGGTATTCGACCCAAAATTAACAAATCGAACAATGTCTGCGAGGACCCCTCAAAAGGGGCAGAAGAAGAAGAAGTCGTCGAAGGGCAAGAAAGCCCGGTTCCTCGATTTCAACATTCACACCCAGCAGCACAATTCAGGGATTCAGCAGTACGGGGCTGGACTGAAGAACGACTCTGGGAGAGCCCGGAACTCTACAGTGCCAACAAACATTGGCCGCATGCCGAGGAGGGAAGTCCATATGGGCCCTTCCCGGGCTCACATTATCCGGGAGAGGGAGTCCCTTGGTGCAGTATCTGCATCGCTGAACTTCTCCACCAGGAGTTGGACGATCCAGCCCGGGATGCTGTTCCCTTGGGGGTCGACAGTAGCCTCTCAGTACGAAAGGTACCGGTTCCGGAAGATGAACATCACCTTTGAACCGACCGTATCTGGCTTTGCCGCTGAGGGGTCCCATGGCCGTCTTGCGCTGTCATGCGACTACGACTCCCTTGAGGGCCCTCCGTCAACGATGGTCCGGGCCGAGGCTATGGACCCCCATATGGTGGGGATGCCTTACACCCCTTTCACCCTCCGGTTGGATCCTCACCGCCTGACGGAGTCGACGAAGTTGATTCGGACGGGCCCTGTGGCCGACAGCTCCATCAACTTTGACGCTGGAAATTTCCATTTCACAGCGCAGGGTGGGTCGGACGCTGACGTCGGCGAGCTCTTCGTCGACTACGAGATTGAGCTGATGAACCCCAGGATCGGGGAGACGACGCTCAAAGCCTGTACCAAGGTGAAGACGTTCCACGGAGGAACTAACGGGACGCTTCTGAGCGGTCTCGTCTCCCCGTTGAATGTCACCTGGCACGAGGGTCAAGGAACCGGGGATGTAAATTCTCCGGCGGCCTTTAACCCGGGCTGTCTCGAGATATCGCCGCCCACCACGTCGTCCACGTGGACTCTTCCGAAGGGGACTTATCGGATCAACGTCAACGCCACCGCGTCCCACGTCGCCCTCACCAACTTTAATCTGATCTTGGCTCACGGATCGGACCTTCTTAACCCGTTTGGGTCTAAGAACGGGACCTACGATGGGACCCCCACAGCGTTTTTGAGGAATCTATCCGCTATTGGGGAGTTGATCGTGGCTCATGGTGATGAGGACGCGGTGTTCTCGTTGTCATACTGGTGTGTGACATCTACGGGCGCTTCAGCGGCGTTGGCTCAGATCCAGCTTCAGATCGAGTACCTGGGTTGAACCCGGTCCTGACTGGAGCAGTGGTCCGGAACGACCTTAAACTAACGGGAAGCAGATGCCCCGTCCGATAAGGGTCAGATAGATAGTAGGAGGCCTTAAAAAGCCCACCGCGTCTACTGAAACCTGTCGAACGGCCCGTACGCGCCGTGAAGCAGAGACCCCCCCACTGTTTCTATCTCTTTGACCGGAGTTAGAATAACTGGGGCACGTAAGAATGGGAGAGGGAGGAACAGTCCTCCCTTGGTTGGGCGTATGCCCGGGGAAGCAGAAAGCACCTCGAAATGAGGCCCTTAACCGCTGGCTATTCAGGGGCCAAATAACTGAACGGGAAGCAGATGTGCCGGTACTACACAGAGTACCCCCGTACGAGCCTCCGCCTGGTTGAAAGGATATCAGAGGGGACCCCATGCGCCGTCAGCCTCTTGAGAGGTATACTTAGGTATGCCCCTATTGGCAAGAGCGTGGTTAAAAGCCACATGGGGAATTTTCACTTGGACGTGGTTCAAGTGAGGGAGGAGATGGTATCAATCCCCCCGACTCCATCA